GCCCTGCGCGGCGGCCGGCGGCAGGTTCAGCGGCACAGGCAGGCCACCTTGCCATCCGCCCTGCTGCAAGAGCCCGTCGCCCACGCGCGCGATCGTCGGCGCCTGGATCGCCTGCGTGGCGGCGCTCATGGCGCTGTTCGCTGCGGTCATGTTGTTGTTCAGCATGACGGAGCGGGCAACGTCCACCTGCGCGTGCTTGTGCGCCGCGCTGGCCTGTTTGTCGGCGATGTTCGCTTCCTGCTCGGCCATGGCCAATTCGACCTGGCGCTGCTGCATTTGCATCTGCACGGCCTTGGCCTGCTCGGCCGCCATGTCCTCGGGCGTCGGCTCCAGCGCGTCCGGGTCCTTCTGACCGTTGATCGAGCGGATGCGCTTGACGAGTTCTTCGCGGTTCTCGATGTCCAGCGTGTCGGCCCACAGGTCCAGGATCTGGACGGTGATCTCGGGCGGCAGGCGGGTCATGATTTCGCCCAGTTGCTCGTTCGACGCCTGGCGCATGGTGGCGCGCCAATCCGCCTCGGATACGATGAAGTCGGCCTTGGACCGCGTGATGTCGTTTTCCGGCAGGCCGTCGTTCATGGTGACGAACTCGGGCACGCCGCGCATGTTCGTGACGCGGAACTGCTTTTCCTCGGTGGCGAACTGTTCGACCAGCGACAGTTTCTTCTCGCCGTGGATCTGGTGTGCCAGGCGCAGGTTGTCGAACGGGCCGGACGTTGTGAGCGAGCCCTGCTCTTGTCTCGCCTGCACGGCCACGCCGGATGTCGCATTGGTCTTGCGGCCCATGAGTTCGTCGGTGACGCCGCCCACCTGCTGGATCATGCCGACGTCGTGCGCCAGCATCTGCATGTGCGCCTGATCCATGCCGCGTTCGGAATCGGTCTTGATCCGGCCCAGACCGCCCTGAGCGAGCCGCACCACGCCATCCGGGCGGTTCACTTCGGTCATGAACTCGTCCGGCTTCATGTCGGGAGACAGCGCGCCGTCCTCGATGTAGACCTTGTTCGTGTTCAGGATGTGCAGCGCCTTCGATGCGCGCTTGTTCACGCCGTCCTGTATCGGGCGCAGGTTGCGCACGAAGCCGTAGGGCGCGCCGTTGCGGCCGCGTCTGAAGCACCAGATCGGCGTCAGGCTGAACCCGTTGTGGCGGTAGATCGACGGGCCTTCGTGGATCAGGAAGGAGGGCGTCATGATGGCCACGCGCATGCGCATCATCGGCTTCGTGACGGTCGTGGCCATGCCCAGGTCGATCTGCTCCTGGTGGCGCGGGTCGTTCTCGTCGAAGATCTGGCCGTTGAACGGGCCGCCGCGCAGCTTCTTGACGTCCTCGGGATTGCGGTATTCGGCCTGGATCAGACGCACGCGGCGGCGCTTGAACTCGGACAGGCTGCGGCCGGTCGCCGTCTCGCGGTCGGCCTCGGCGCCATCCATCGCCGGGTCGCCGTCCACGCCGTCGTAGCCGGTCAGCACCGTGGATTCCTGCACCGAACGAGAAATCTTGTCGGCCGCGCCGGGGATGTGCTTGAACATGGCAATGGCCACGTCCTCATCGACCCAGCGGATGCGAAAGCGGTAGCGGTGGTCGTCGTCGGTGATCTTGCTGCCGGCCGAATCATAGATAACATTGCGCCAACTTTCGCTGCGCTCGTAGATCGGTTCGCCGTCGTCCTCGTCCTGCAGGCCGCATTCGAGCCAGCCCACCCCCACCTTGGCGGCATCCTCGAATGCGGACGAGCGGTGAAAGCCCGCATAGTTCACGTCCGACAGGTACTTCATGTATTTCGATTTGCGCTCGGCCGGCTTGGCGTCTTCCTTCCCGCGCGGCAGGATCTTGTCGTCGGTGCGTCCGCGCTTCTCGCTGCCAAAAATCCAGTTCAGCGTGACGGCCAGCACGTTGTAGGTCGTGGCCGGCTGGCCGCGCTCGTGCAGGATGGCAAGGTCTTCCTCCGATAGCTGGATGCCGTCGTAGTAGTCCTCATCCAGCGCCTGCTCGAAGCGGTTGTCGGCCTGGATGTCGAGTTCGCGCCGGTAGAACGACATCAGCTTCGCATGCAACTGCTCCTGGCGTTCTTCTTCGGCGCGCGCGGCGGCGCCCTTCTCCGTCTCAGGATAGAGGGCGGCGTCTTTCGCCACGCCACGGTCGGCAGGAGCCGCTTTGACCAGTTTGGTCCGCTTCGGGTCATTCAGGTCAATGGGCTCCATACTTCTCCACTTTCAGGTTCAGGCTTGCGCCAGAGGTTTGTAGTCGACGACTTCGACCGTGCGCCGCGTGCCGTCGTCGAACGAGAACGTGGCGTCGGCCGTGATGATCGAACTCATCGGGTTGTTCGGCATCCGGATCAGGTCGCCCAGGTGCGAATTCACCAGTTCGGCCACCTTCATCGCGTTGCTCATGCAGTCTTCCATGCCCAGCATGTACAAGAATTCTTTCGACATGCGGGCGAGGTATGCGGCGCCGTTGTGCTCAGGATTATATTTCCATGCGGAAGATAATGCTATACAGCAAGGTTTAAATCCTTGGCGGCGGTAGCGTGGAACAACGACGAGGCAGGGCTCGTAGTCCTGCTGGTCCGGGTTGTAGATCCAGGTGCCGAACAGCACGAGGTCGCCGGATGGGCGCATGAAGTGGTGGCGCGTCAGGTCGAGCGCCGGGATGCGGGCGGGCTGGTTCATGCTTCGTCTTTCATGATGGTCAACACGCCGTCTTGACGTTTGGCCAAGATGAATTTCTGCCCGATCTCCAGCGATCCGCTGACTCCGCCGAACTCGCGGAAAACGTTGCCGCTGTACTTAATGCCGGCGATGGTCACGATATCGTCGGCATGGTTGTAGCGCGCGTCCAGGTCGCCCATGCTTGCATCGACTGCAGGGATGACGTGATCGGAATCGACGACCGACAGGTCCGGCCCGATGTCGAACGCATAGCGCACCTTGTCGGCAGCGAACTGGACGCCAGCCACGCGGGCGGTGATGGTGACGAGGTCGCCGATCTTGTGCCGGGCCGGCAGGTTGATGTCTTCGGTGCTCATTGCGTTTCTCCTTGGTTGTCGTTGCGGCGCGGGCGGATTGCGTGGTCCATGTGGTTTCTCCTTGTGGTTGTGATTCAGCCGGCCCGCCAGGAGCCGGTGGTCTTGCGCTTCCAGTTCCCGCTGCTGCCGCCAGCAGACCGGATCATGCCTGCGGCGCGCGCCTGGGCGAACTGACGGAAGCTGTCGGCACCTTCGGTATGGATGTTCTTGAGCGGCTGGTCGGTGTAGCACTGCTGCTGCTCGTTGAACTTTTTGCGGTACATCTCCAGGTGGGTGAATCCCTCCTTCGTGCCTTCCTTGTCGAACAGGCAGGTGGCGAACGCGTCGCGCGTGGCGCTGATGCCGTGCTGGAGTTCGGACACGACCGGCACAATCTCCACGCGCTGCAAGCCCAGTTTCACCAGCATCTGCTGTGGGCTCAGGTTCTCCAGTTCGCCCTGGCGCACGTGCGCGCCGTCGTGCGGCAGGTAGTGCGTGCCCCACACGTAGCCAAGCTTCTGCATCTCCTTGACGAAGTGCGCATAGGGCTCGCCCCAGCCCTCGATGAACTTGATGAAGTGGTCGCGCAGGCCGACCTGCTGGTGGAACCAGATGGCCGTGCCGTCGCCGTGGCCGATGTCCCAGAACGTATTAACCGGGATGCCGGGCAGGTAGGGCACGTCGGTCAGGCGGCCGTCGCGGCGCACTGCGGCGATCTGCTCGCGGTAATAGGTGCCTTCGGTCGACACTTGGAAGCTCTCCTTGAAGGTGGACGGGTATTCCTGCCACATGCGCTCGGGCCGACCGGCGAAGTCGGAATCGCGCGTGGCGATGTACCAGTTGCGTTGCTCGATGTCGATCTCGTGCCCGACCTCGGCCGCGAGCGCGTCGAAATAGGCGTGATCCTTCTCGCTGATCGGCACGGAGCCGGCGGGCAGGCGGTAGTTCGGCTCCTGCCACCACGCATAGAAGTGCAGGCGGTAGTCGCGCGGCGTCAGTGGGCGTTTCTCCTGCGCGGTGGCGTCGGACTTCGTGGCGATCTCGTAGAACTCGCCGTCGCGGCCTTCCGTCGTCGATTCGATCACCAGCACGCCAGACTTCGGCACGGCCGGGATCGAGCCGGTCACGACCTCGCGCGCCTTGTCCGGATACTTCGCGCAGATCTTGCCGAACTCGGACACGTGCAGGCGGTGGATAGTGCCGCCGCGCACCGACGTCGCCACGCGGATGACACTGTTGTTGGAGAAGCGCAGTTCGGTCGCCGTGCACTTCTTGAGCGGCACGGCCGCACGCAGTTCATCGGGCAGATTCTCGTAGGCGAATTTCACCTTGTCGCTGAAGATCGCCTCTGCCGTCTCGCGATCCTGGGCGATGATGCCGCACCTACTGTTCGGGTTGAACAGCGCGTGGTCGAGCCACAGTATGCAGATCAGGGTCGTGAATCCAAGTTGGCGCGCCTTGACGATGACGTTGCGGTGCCACATCCGCTTGATGAAGCGGCGCTGCGCCCGGTTCGGCTTGAACGGCATGACCAGCCCGTCGTCGCCCTCGCCGTCGCCCTTGATGATAATTTTGTAAAGCTCGCCCGAACAGATGCGCCACATCGGATCGCCAAACTTGGCTTCCAATGCGGCCATTGCCTCCTGCTGGGCGAGCGTATGCGCACTCATTCGTCGTCGCTATCGTCCGGCTGGCCTGATGCGATCGGCAGCGCAGAGCCGGCCACCTTCTGCAGCAGCGCCACGAGCGGGCATTCCGGATCGCCCTGCAACTTCAGCTTGTCGTTGAACATCCCCAGGTGGCGCGCGACGTTCGCCAGCGCGGCGTCCTGGTCGCGCATCTTGATCTCCATGCCGTCCTTGGTCTGCTTCACGCCTGCATACAGCGCGCGCGCCGGGCCGCTGACGTCGCGCGTGTCCGTCGCGAACACCTGGCCGTGGCCTTCGCCCTTGCAGATCGGGCACTTCGGGTGAGGCCGGATCGTGGCGTCGAAGCCATAACCGCCCTCGTTGCTCGGTGCGTCCTCGGCCTTGAACTTGTCGCCCGCCCCAAGCTTTGCGAAGCGCACAGCAGCCAGCCATTCCGCCTCGTCGATCCACTGGTAGCCGTGGTCCTTGCCGAAGCAGTTGCGGCAGCACACGCGGCGGTGCGAGATCAGTTCGTTCGGGTCCGCCGTCGCGATCTCCCACCAGCGCATCAGCACCATTTCCTGCGTGATCTCCGTGCGCCTCTGCAGGTCGCGTTGTCGTTCCGCAATAAGATTCTGAATTTCAAGTTTTCTTAGGAGATCGAACGCCTGCTGGCCTGCGGTCTTCTCGCTGTAACCTGCCCGGATCGCTGCCTGCGTTGCATTCAGGTCAATGATGTACTCGTCGACGAAGCGTTTCTGCCTGTCGTTGAGTTGTTTTTCGCCTGATTTAACACTTTGCGGGTGTTTCGCCGCGTTTTTCGGCACTTTCTTGTTCTCTTCTGCAACAGTGTTACTTTTATCGGCCTTCCAGCGTGCAGATGCGCGTGCGCCTACCTGCTCTTGCGCGGCGCCCGTGCTCTCCTTGTTCGTCTTCTTGGTGGTCATGCTGCTACCCAGCAGTGGCAAATGGTTGCCTTATGGTATCACTAGGTAGTGATTTATGGAAACATGCGCTTATCGGATCTTGCCGCCCAGCGCGGCGAATGGCTTGGCCAGTATCTCAATCGCGATCTTGGTGGCCACAGATTCCATCAGTCCGCGCGCCATAACATCGGCGGACGTATCCATGGGGAACGACTTGCGCACTTCCAGGCGCTTGCCGTTGATACGCACGTACGCACAAAAATCGCGCTCGGCGTTCATCGCGTTGTCCTGTACGTGCACGATGCAGTCGATGGGCGAATCTTCCAAGCGAATGGCTTGCACCACTTGATCCCGTGCTTTCTGCTCCATCTCGCGCAGCAGGCGCACGGATTCGTCGGTCGGCGCGCGGTGCTCATGCACGGTCTGGGTGACGTGGCTCGGACCGGATACGTCGCCGTGGATATAGCGGTCAAACATACGCGCCCCCAGCATTGATCATGGAAGCTTCGCCGCTCTTGGCGGGGCCGTCCAGGTTCAGTGGGACATGCAAGCGGCGGCAGGCGATGCCGACCTCGTTGCAGATGATCAGGTTGACGCGGCCGTCGTCGTGCACGTGGCAGATGTCGGCGCGGAAGGGCTGGTTGTGGTTGTGGGACTTTTCGCACTGCAGGGGCCAGTAGTGGACGATCTGGCCGACGTGTACGATGGGCTGAGGTGCCTTGATGGCTTGGATGCGGTCGAAGACTTCGAGCGGGTGAGATGGCATTTCAGGACTCCGTTGTTGTTCTGAAACGCCATCGTATTGCCTTTCCTCAGTGCATTGGTTGCTACCGAGATACACTGTTCCTATTCTTTTTCCTTATCGCGCGTGCGCAGGCGGCGGTCGCCCTTGCGGCGGTCTTCCTGGCCCGCTGGCAGCGGCACGCGCGCGCGGCGCCGGTCCGAGCCGTAGCGCGCCTGTTCCTCGCGCAAGGTGATCTGTGCATCGATCGTCTTGAACAGCGCTTCCATCTTTTCGTCCTTCATGATGCCTCGCTCCTTGGGATGTGCCGGGCG